CTGGGAGCCCCGGCGGACGTATTCGATAACCCGTTCCTGTAGAGGGGGAGGGCGATGGCTACACTGTGGGAGAAGGTGCAGGCGGCGACCAAGGCGGCGGTGGACGCCTGGCGGACCCCGCGGCTGGGCGTGACCGGCCAGCAGAACGAAGCTGTGCCGCTGGACGACCTGGCCAGGGAGCAGCAGGACCGGGCCAAGCGGTACACGCTGCATTGGAGCTACTACAACGGCCAGTTCCGCAGGCCGCTGAAGGTCTCGCCCAACAAGCCGGACGACAACGTGCTCATAAACCACTGCCGCCGGATCGTCGACAAGGGCGTGAGCTTCCTGGTGGGCAAGGAAGTGACCTGGCAGCTAGAGGAGGGCAAGACCACCAAGGAGGAGGAGGCGCTGGAGGAGGTGTGGAGCGCCAACCGCAAGATGAGCCTGCTCCACGACGTGGCCCTGAACGGCGGCGTTTGCGGCACCTGCTACATCCAGATCCTGCCCGGCAGGGAGCGCAAAGAGAAGCCGCGGCTCATGAACCTATACCCCGGCATGGTCTTTCCCGAGTGGGACCCGAACGACATCGACGACGTCTGGGCCTACCAGCTACGCTGGCACAGCGAGGGCAAGACGCGGCGCACGATCTGGACCAAGTCCGACAGCGGCGACCGCTGGGAGTTCTGGCAGGAGACTCTGAGCGCGCAGCGGCGCTGGGTCAAGGAGGGCGAGTCGGGCAAGTGGGACTGGCCCTGGTGCCCCATCGTCCACGGCAAAAACCTGCCCAACCCGAACAGCTTCTTCGGTCTATCCGACCTGGAGGACGCAGACCTGAACGACGCCGTCAACTTCTCCGCCTCCAACATCAACCGCATCCTGCGGCTATACGGCCACCCGGTGCCCTGGGGCTATGGGTTCGGCAGCCGGGACCTGATCGTGGACCCCGGCAAGGCGGTGCTGGCCAACAACGACAAGGCCCACCTGCAGTACCTGCAGATGACCAGCGACCTGGGCGGCGCGATGGGCTACCTGACGCGGCTGACGACCGATTTCTACAAGACGGCGCGCGTGCCCGAGATGGACCCCAGCATCATGAGCCTGGGCGCCCAGAGCGGGTTCGCCCTGCGGGTGCTCTACGGCGACCTGATCGAAAAGACGACGACCAAGCAGCTCCTCTACGGGGACATGCTGATCGAGCTGATGCGGCGGCTGATGGACTACATGGGCCACGGCGACGACAAGATCGTGACGCTGACCTGGCAGGACCCGCTGCCGCCGGACGTAAACAGCGAGATAGCGGCCCTTGGCTTTGACATGCAGGCCGAGCTTTGCAGCAAGGAGACGGCGAGCAGTAAGCGGCAGTACGACTATGAGGTGGAGCAGGAGCGGATCGCGGCCCAGCAGGCCGGCCAGGTGAACCTGGGCGCCGAGCTGCTGAAGCAATTCGACCGGGGACAGAACCTGGGGCTCAAGGGGACCAACGCGCGCAAGATCGCCCAGGCGGTCAAGTCGGGAGAGAAGGTGGTGGACGGCCAGCCAGGCAGCAAGGAGCCCGTGAGTGGCTGACCCGGAAGTCTCGCCCATCGAGATCGCCATCGCCCGCTACCGGGCCGCGCTCCTCCGCCGGGACCAGGAAGCGGCCAGCCGGCTGGTGGCCGCCTACGGCGCGATCTGGCAAAAGCTGCAGGAGGCGCTCAAGGCCATCGAGGCCGGGATCGAGGCGGGCAAGGATGACGCCTGGATCCGGGAGCGCATCGAGGCCCTGGTGCGGCAAGTAGAGGAGGAAGTGGAGCGCTACGCCATCTACGCCGACCAGGAGGTCGCGGCCATCATCCAGCAGATGATCCCAGAAGGGCTGGATCACACCCAGAAGATGGTACAGCTCACCCTGGGGGGCTACGGGGAAGCGGCGATCAAGGCTTACTGGAACACCCTGCCCGCGGACGCCGTCCAGGTGATGCTGGGCATGACCGGCGACGATTCGCCACTCTACCAGCGGATGGAGAACCAGCTCGGGCCAGCGGTGGCCGAGCAGGTGCGCCAGGCGCTGGTGGAGGGCGTGGCCCTGGGCTACAACCCCAAGCGCATCCACCAGGAGCTGCGGACCAAGCTCGGGGAGGGGCTGACCTGGTCGCTTTCGGCCACCAGGACGGCGCAGCTCTGGGCCTACCGCGAGGCCACCCGCGCGGGCTACCTGGCCAACGGCAACCTGGTCACCGGCTGGATCTGGCACAGCGCCCTGGACGCGCGGGTGTGCCTGAGCTGCTGGGCGCAGCACGGCAGCGTCCACCCGCTAGAGGAGCCGCTGCGGGACCACTGGTCGGGCCGCTGCGCCATGATCCCGCAAACCAGGTCCTGGGCGGACATGGGGTTCGAGGGGATCCCAGAGACCACGACCCAGATCCCGCCGGGAGAGGAGATCTTCAAGGGGCTGGACCCCGAGACCCAGCGCCAGATCATGGGACCCGCGATGTGGCAGGCGTGGCAGGACGGCAAGTTCGACTTCCGCGACCTATCGGTGCCCTACGACGACGCCGTCTACGGCCAGATGTACGTGGCCGCCTCGCTCAAGAGGCTGCTGGGCCGGGAGGCGCAGCGGTACTACAAGGTGGCCTAGAGCCACTACCCGTAGTGGGTGCGAGGCGCCTGCGCGGCCAGGGCTAGTGGTTCTGGCCGCGCAACTTTACCCGTTATAATAATGGGAATTACGTCTATATATATATAGACGTAATTCCCATTATTATAATCAGTCAAGCTGCCGGCGGGCGCGGGGCGCGCTGGGAGGGGTATTGTAGAGACCCCAAAGATATGTTACACTAGGGCGCACGGTGGAAGCGCGTCCAGGCGCGCCGCAAGCCTTTTTATTTGCCTTGGGGGCGCACGAAAAGTAGGGGGGAGATGCACGGAGCGCGCGGCGGGCGCGGATTCGAGATAGACGAGCCCGGCTACGAGAGCCTGGTGGCAGCGGTGCTGAACCGGGCCGTGCTGGATACTCGATCCGCAGCGTTCCGCCGGGGAGCCCTATCGTTCCTCCAGGGCGAGATCGCAGAGGCTTGGGCCGAGGCCCTGGGCATCGAGCTTGGGCGATTCCGCCAGCTCGTGGGCGTACTGGTAAGGAGAGAGGATGGCCGAGGGAGCGTTCCGAGTACACGTCGACTATGACCCGGCCAGCATGCGCTGGCTGGTTTACGTCTTTGAGCGGACCCAGGAGCCGCACATCGTCCGCCAGCACAGCATCGGCGAGCACGGCGACTGGGCCTGGGCCGTCCGCGAGATAGAGGTGGGGAGCACGGTCACCGACGTGGAGCCAAGCCTGGTGCTTCCGCGAGAGATTGGGGAGGCGCTGGCCGAGGCCCTGGCGCGCGCGGCGCTCCCGCTATCGGCCCGCGAGGACAGCGCGCTCTTCAAGGCCACCAAGGAGCACCTGGCCGACATGCGCAAAGTCGTCGACGCCCTGCTACGGGGGGCAGGATGAGCCAAGTCGTCACCCTACAAAGCGCCGTCCAGCCGCGGGCCGTGACCCTGGCCCAGCTACGGGCCAAGCTGCTGCCCCATTGCCACGGCTGGCACTGGGGGGAGGACACGATCACCGACCTGTGGAAGCTGGGCGCGCCGCTCCCGTCGAGCGGGCCGGGCCAAGAGGAGCAGCGAATACTGCTGCCGGGCCAGTTCCGCAAGTGGTGGGCCGAGCTGCAGCAGCGCCTAGAGAGTGGAGTCAGTGCCGCCACGGCCTACGTGGAGGTCACCGGACGATAAACCCCGACGCCGGGGGCAACCGGGCGAAAAGCAAACCCGCCGCCGGGGTGAACGGGCGCAGGGAGAGGGACAATGTTCAAGCACGGGATCGGGTATCTTTCGCAGCTTTTCAGACTGGCACCAGACGGGGGAGGCACCGGGGACCCACCGACGCCGGGTGCTGGCACACCGCCAGCGACGGGCGACCCAACACCACCGGCGACCCCACCCGCGGGGACCCCGCCAGCGGGGACCCCACCGGCAGGGACACCACCGGCAGGCGGCACGCCGCCCAAGATGATGACCCAGGCCGAGTTCGATGCCGCGCTGGCAGGCCGCCTGAAGAAGTACGGCGACTATGACGAGCTCAAGGCAAAGGCGGACAAGCTGAAGGCGCTGGAGGATGCCCAAAAGTCGGACGCGGACAAGGTGCGGGAACAACTGACCGAGGCGCAGCAGAAGCTGGCCGAGGCGCAGAAGCAGGCAGAGCAGGCCACCAACGCGGCCCGCGAGCAGGCCATCCAGAGCGCCATCTTCGCGGAAGCCGCCAAGCAGGGCTACACCGACCCGATGGACGCCTACCGGCTCCTGGATCGCAAGGCCCTGACCGTCGGGGAGGACGGCACGATCGCCGGCCTGGCAGAGGCCGTGACCGCGCTGGCCACGGGCAAGCCCTACCTGAAGCGCAGCGGATCGGCACCGAATGTGCCAGCGGCCAACCCGCCTAGAGCCGGACCTCAGGGCCGGACAGACAAGGAGCGCCACGCCGAGTACTTTGGTGGTGGCCCCTCGCCTTTCTGGGTTCCCGAGGACGGCAACACTCAGTAAAGGAGCCATGTGGCTACAGGAATTACCCAAATCAGCGACCTGAACAGTCTCTTCAACACGATCTTCGAGGACGCCCTCTTTGTCGCCCGCGAGACGAACATCATGACCAACCTGGTCACCCCGTTCTCCGCGCGCGGCTGGATGGCCCGCAAGATCACCACGCGCCCGCAGATCGCCGCCACCGCCAAGGCCGAAGGCGAGGACTTCGCCACCCCGACCAAGTGGAGCAAGAGCCTGCTGGCGACGCTCACCCCATCGATGATCATGGCCCAGGTCATCATCACCGATGAGGAGATCGAGACCGACCCCGAGGATTCCAAGCGCAGCGCGGCCCAGGACATGGGCAACGCCATCGCCTCCAAGATCGACACCGACCTGTGCTCCGATTTCACCAGCTTCTCCACCGACAAGGGGCCGGGCGCCAGTGGGACGGCCACGATTGCCAAGTGCGCAGCGGCCATCGCCGTGCTGCGCAACAGCATCGTCCCCAACCCGATCAACATCGTGATGCATGCCTACCACTGGTATGACATCTGGATGGAGCTGGGCCAGCCCGCAGCGACCAAGGCCATGCTCGGCGACCTGGCCAACCAGGCGCTCAAGGACTTTTACGTCGGCGACTGGCTGAACGCCCGCTGGTTCGTGAATGCCAACATCGCCGTGAGCGGCACCGACGCGGTCTCCGGCATCTTCAATCCCCAGGCGCTCTGCTTCGACAGCCGCAAGGCTCCGGATCAAGAGAGCGAGCGGGACGCCTCCCGCCTGGCCTGGGAGCTCAACTTCTCCGCGGGCTACGCGCACGGCGTGCGCAGGCCGACGTTCGGCGTGAAGTACACCGCCGACGCCACCGAGCCGTCGTAACACCGACACCCCATTAAGCGGGGGCCTGGCAATCTAGCTGAGCCCCCAATAGCAGGAGTGCCCGGCGGCGGGCGTTTGACAACCCGCCGCCGGGGACCCCAGGCACAAAAGAGAGGCAGACAAGATGGGTTTCATGCAAGGACTGGCAGCTTTCCCAGTGGTGGTGAGCTACGACTATGACCCCGCCGCGGATGAGGTTCTCCCGGTTTGGCGCGCGCCCAAGGCGTGCCGCATCGACGGGGCCTACGTCACGGTGGTCAACGACGTCGCGGCTGACACGGCAAACTACTTCGCCCTGACGCTGAAGAACGGCGGGACCGCGGGAGCCGGGACAACGCTCATCGGCTCGCAGAAGGGCGGCACCGCCGGCTGGACGGGCCTGACCCCGGTGAGCTTCGGCGCCGCGGGCGAGCAGCTCGCCGCGGGCGACCTGGTCATTCTGGTCTAT